TGAGTTCTACTCTGCTGACCCAGACTCAGACATCTACAAGGTCTACTGGGACGGCAAATTAACCCCTGAAGAGAAAGAGTGGACTAAGGATATTAAGAAGCTCTATAACTTTGAAGTTAACTCAAGACAGATGGCTTGGTGGCGTTGGAAGATGCTCGAAGGCATCAAAGACGAATCCTTGATGTACCAAGAGTTTCCGCCTACTGAGGACTATGCCTTTGTGATGACTGGCACTAGTTTCTTCTCTATAGCCCGTTGCACAGATGCAGCCAAGATTTCTAAGAAGCTCTCCTTTGATAACTACCGCTATGTCTTTGGGGCTAACTTCCAAGACACCCAAGTAGTCAAGTCAACTGAGCGCTTGGCTACCTTAAAGGTATGGGAAGAGCCTGTAGACACCGCCTACTACGTCATTGGTGCTGACCCAGCTTACGGGTCAAGCGACTGGGCTGATAGGTTCTGTATCCAAGTTTATCGTTGCTACTCGGACGGTATGGAGCAAGTCGCTGCCTTTGCGACCTCTGAACTCAACACCTACCAGTTTGCTTGGGTCATTGCTCACTTGGCTGGCGCATACAAGAACTCAACCCTTAACTTGGAAGTCAATGGACCGGGACAAGCAGTTATCAATGAGCTGAGAAACTTAAAGCGCCAAGCGGCTGCTATGGCTGGCGAGATTGGTCGGCAACTCATGGATGTCTATGGTTCGATGTCCAACTACATCTGGAGACGCAACGACACAATGGGTGGAATGTCCAACTCTATTGGCTGGCTAACAACAACCCAAACCAAAGAACGCATGATGACTTACATGAAGGATTACTTTGAACGCGGGATGATGGCGGTCTACGACATGGACACCTTGGAAGAGATGAAGACTATTACCCGTGAGGGCGGTGGTATCGCTGCTTCTGGTCGCAACAAAGACGATAGGGTCATCGCCTCTGCTCTGGCGGCTGCTGCCTATGCCGAGCAACTACAACCTCGCTTGACCGCTATGAGAATTACCCGTGCAGTCTCTCGCGCCATTGAGGACAAGACTCCCGAAGAGGTGGCTGTTGGTCGCAACGTATCTGATTACTTGAAGAGGATTGGTGTCTATGGAACATGAGAACCTAACAATCGTTTCTGTCTATGGTCACAACGATGGGGCAAGTGCTATCCCCTCAATTGTCAAGTCTGTCCGAGAGCTGCCGGGTTCACAAGGGATGCTCCTGTCTATCTCTAAGCCTGAGAATCTTCCTGAAGACATTGTTTGGCACAGAATAGGTTTTCTAGACTACATGATGTATTCGGTCTTTATCATGCACAGCCTGTATGCGTTCATTGATACCGACTACTGCCTGATTGTCCAAGACGATAGTTGGGTGCTAAACGGGGCTAACTTCAAGCCTGAATACTACGAATACGACTATATCGGTGGAGTCTCACACGCTGCAATGGTCGGCAATCAGCTCCTTCTACAAGGTTCATGGCACGACAAATTCCCACGAACTCTTGTTCAAAACGGGGGCTTTTCTTTGCGTAGCAAGCGTTTTCTTGAAGCTCCAAATAAGCTCGGCATTGTCCACAACCATGCCCAAGACATTCACCTCTGGAATGAGGATGTGCAACTGTCTTGCCTGAAGCGCCACACTTTTGCTGAACTCGGTATGAAGTACGCCTCAGAGAAAACTATCCGAGACTTCTCCATTGAGAACGTCATCCCCACATTCCATGATGACTTTGACTTTGGCAGACTTGTAGGTTGCCACTCAACTTCTCGCAAACTTGTTTCAGACACACACATACTGGTAAACCCTATATGTGTCACCTCACATAGAGAGCCAGACTTTCTATCCTTCTTGCAATCCATTGGATACACCATCGAGTATGTTGCCAGTAACCATACCCAAGCGTGAACTGCTTAGAGTCATCAAGCGGTTTGTCAAAGACCAAAACAGAGGCATCTCTGTCAAGCTCTTTGCCGAGCTGTGTGGTGTTGACAAGGAGCATTTGCTTGATGTGTTCTTTTATCGCATCCGACCTCTGACCGAATATATGCAGATACGAGTCAGTAAAGGCTACAACTCATGGCTAAAAGGCGAAGTAGCCGTGATGCAAAACAGAGACAAGACACGGTTCGTGGAATACAGACGCGAACCAAAGCCCCGACTAGCCCGTACAACGGGACTACACCTAGTCAATGGGGAAATAAAGATTAAGGTAGGGGTGGCTAATCGCGGTGATTACTCAGGTCAGACCTTAGATGAAGCACTTGAAAGGGGATAACTATGGCTGTGCTAAAAGACTATAAATGCGACAAACACGGATACTTTGAGAGCTTTGAGGCTAAATGCCCGATGAAGAGCTGCTCTGAAGATGTCTATGTTGTCTTCTTGCAAGCTCCGGGACTTATCTCGGACACGACCAAGAAGAACGACAAAAACATCAAACAACTCGCTATGGAATTTGATATGACTGATGTCAAGTCCACACGCGAGGGTGAGAATCAAGCAGGGTTTTTTACCCGTAAGAACAAGACTTCTAAGCGCCAGCTTGAGAAAGAGGCTAAGATTGCCGCAGAGCGTCCAAGAGAGCCAAGACCGGGGGACGCTGCTATCTGGGGTGGAGACAGCCGTTATAGTATGAGCAATCTACTCAGAGGCAATGCGGTTAGACCAGTCCGAGATGAAGCGGTATCTATTTTGCCTAAAGATGTAGGAAATTTGACTGGACCTAAGATGGCTAGTTATACTGCCGACCATGAAAACCTAAGTCTGAAGAAATAATGCGGATACCATCCAACGAACTTCTTAGAGAACAGTTCTACCGTGACTTGATTGAAAAGTGCATGGTGTCCTTGCAAGAGCGCAAAGGTGACTACGCCTCTCTGCGTTCTTTCTTTCTCTTTGGTTCTGGTCCTGATGAGTCTCCGACCATCTTTAACAAAATCTATCCCCACATTGACCAACTAACATCGTTCCTCTACTCAGCAGAAACGACACGGTTCTCCATCAATGTCGGGGCTTCTGTCCCAGACCAAGAACAAATTAAAGTCCCTCGCCTGACGCTTGCGCTCAATGACGAGTGGCTTAACTCCAACGCAGACCAAGTATTTAGTTCAGCACTTACTTGGTCACTTGTCTTTAACTCGACCTTCATCAAACTGGTCTACAACAACGGCATACACCCGTACATGGTAGAACCCGCCAGTATTGGTGTACTCAGAGAAGACACACCCTATACAGACCGGCAAGAAGCCCTCGTTCAAACTTACTACATTACCAAGTCTGAGCTTTACAACCGGCTGTATTCCCACCCCAAGCGCGAATCAATCGTCAAGCGCATTACGACTAGCGTACACAGTAAGACTGAAGACTTGCCAGAAGGCGTCGACCGCATCATCATGTCGCAGTCAAACCCCACCATCTACGGCAATGTGAACCTAGACCTCTCAGGCATGAACCGCTACAAGGCGCGTGTGGCTGAAGAAACAGTCAAGATGTATGAGCTGTGGGTATGGAATGACGAGACTGAAGACTATCAATGCGTCACGATGGCTGACCCTGACATCTTCATCTACGACAGACCCGGTGCATCTATGTTCCTCAAGGGTGAACTACCCTTTGTGCAGATATGTCCTAACCCACAGTACGACTATTACTGGGGACAGTCTGAAGTACAACGCCTAGTATTCTTGCAACAGTTACGCAATAACCGCATGACTGAGATTCTTGACTTGCTCTCTAAACAAGTTAACCCGCCAACAGCCCTCACAGGCTTCACAGGCATCTTGGATGAGAAGAACTTTGCCCTGAATCGTGCTGGTGGACTACTAGCAAGCGATATGCCCAATGCAAAGGCTGAGAGATTAGCCCCTGATATGCCGTCATCTCTCTTTGAAGTGATACATGAAGTGGACGCAATGTTCTCGGAAGCCTCTGGCATCTCCTCTGTACTGCAAGGAAAAGGCGAATCTGGTGTTCGTTCTTCTGGTCACGCATCCCAATTAGCCCGTTTAGGGTCTAGTAGAGCCAAGAAACGCGCCCTGATTGTGGAAGATTCGCTAGAAAAGGTGGCTACGTTATACCTAAAACTGATGCAAGCGTATGACAAGACCCACTTCAAAGACGATGAAGGGCATCAATTTATTGCCGAACAGTTCACCAAAGACTATGTGGTCAAGGTGGATGCCCACTCTAACTCGCCAATCTTTACAGAAGACTTGCGCCAGTTGGCATTTAACTTGTTTAAAGCCAAAGCTATTGATACAGAATCCTTGCTTGACTTACTTGAGCCACCAATGAAACAATTGCTCAAAGACAAGTTGAAGAAGAAAGAGCAAGCAGCCGCTAGTCAACCTCAACAGCAAGAAGCGCCCCCTAAAGGCAAACCTGATTTGAAGGCAATGTAATGGCAACACAACAGTTAACACCAAAAGCAGACCAGCCCGTTGTAACAACCAAAGAACTTGGTCGCGCAGAACGCTCTGGTGCGGGTGGAAATTTGCAATACAAAAATGTTGATGTTAGAGTCAACCCCGCAGCAAAAGCAATGCGCTCAATGCGCCAGATTAGCAGAACTTAAAGGAGTACATGATGTACGGTAAAAAATCTAAGCGCGGTCGCAAGTCCTGTCGCTAAACGGTTTCCCCGAAAGGGAAAAGGGTGTGGCTTCCTTCCCTAATGAAAAGGTCGCCGCCTTCAACTTTGGAGAAGACTATGCGTAAAGCTCGTAAAGGTCGTAAGAGCCGCAAGTAATTAACGGGGGGCAACCCCTGTTGATTGCACGGTTTGACCGTTCATATTCCTTTGGGGGGCTGGAATCCAAACTTGCTCCCCACTTGACAAACTACAATAGTCTGATTTAATCGCGACTGTTGAACAGATAGAGGGAACTTATGGCAACCGATGCAAACATGATGGACTTGATTCGCTCACAGCAAGGTGGAGCAGGGACAACTCCCCCTGCAATGACTCCTGAAGCGGGAATGTCCGATGCGTCAACGCCACCAATGTCTTCCCCAATGTCTACGCCTGAACCCAAGATGGGAAACAAAGAAGGCGCTCTTGTCAACATCAGCATGGCAATGGATTTGATTGAACAAGCCTTGCCAAGCCTCGGTAGCGAATCTATCGAAGGTCAAAAAGCCCTAGCTGCTATACGCGCTCTTACAGGACTCTTAGGACCGAAGAAACAAAAAACTGGTGAATTACAGCAGTCTGAGATTATTCAGATGCTACAAAACTTGCCACAAGCTGGTGGTGCTACACCAGAAGGTCGTGCAATGTCTCAAGCCCCGGCTGTTCCAAACTTACCGCCAATGCCGGGCGCAGCCCCTAGCCCCATGTCAATGCCGGGTGCTGGTGGAGGCGGTGCTTCTCCTCAACCAACTCCAATGTAAGGAAAAATCATGGATTTGTTCAAACCCCGTGGTGCTAACAGCCCACGCAGACCTACAGACAACAACCAACAAAATGGTGTTGTAACCAACACACCTCGGTTCTCCCAATTCGGTGGATTGAATGGTGCAAACGCCACTGGACCTAAGAACAAGATGCAAGTTCAAAAGCCCGGTGACGGTAAAAAAGTAATTTAATTTCGTTAGGGGATAACTATGAGTTTAGAAGACATGAGTTTTGAGCAACGCGACCAAATGGCGTTGCTTATGCGTGAGTTGTCAGACAATCCTGAGACTCGGAAAGAAATTCTGCGCCTGACCCGTAAAGTCAAGCCCGGTCTAGTAATTCCTGAGTTGGATATTGAAGACCACACATCTTCTGCCGTTTCTAAAGTTCATCAAGAACTTGAACAGATGAGAGCAGAGAAGCGCGAACAAGACGCTGTGAACGACCTTAACAAACGCAGAATGAGTTTGATTAAAAAAGGTCTGATTCGAGACGAAAGCGAAATTGAACAAGTTGAAAAAATAATGCTTGATAAGGGCATTACCAATCACGAATCGGCTGCGGAATACTGGGACTGGATGAAACAGTCTGCTGTACCCACACCGACTGGCTACAACCCAAGTGCTGTTGCTAAGTTCGACTTAGGTAAATACTATAAGAACCCAGTAATGGCAGCGCGGGACGAAGCCTCAAAAGCGCTCAATGAGTTGCGGAGAAATCCACGACCCATTGGTTTGTAAACAGGGGATTTTTTTCTAGGAGATAACTATGCCTATAGGTGGCGGTATCGTTCCAGCAACGGGTTCAACTCAATACACCGAGTTAACTTACGTCACAAGACGTGCGTTTATCCCCAAGCTGGTAGTACAACTTTATAACTCTACGCCCTTGATGGCGGCTTTGATTGCTAACAGTCAAACTGCTTCTGGTGGTGTTTCATCTGTAACCGTTCCCGTTCAGGGCGCTCAGTTTGTTAACGCTCAATGGTCTGACTACTCTGGTTCATTCAACCAGCCTTCAGTCCAGCAAGGTGCTTTCAATGCTGAATTTGACCTGAAGCTGATGATTGCTCCCGTGCCGTTCCTCGGTATGGAAGGTGCAGTTCAGCAAGACGCTGCAATCATTCCATTGATTGAAGCCCGTATGAACGATGCGACAAACGTGATGATGGACGCAATGGCTACAGCCTTGTACACCAACAGCACTAACACGCAACAATTCACAGGACTCCCTGCTGCTGTTTCTGCCTCTGGCACTTACGGCAACATTTCACGTTCTGCATACACTTGGTGGCAGTCAAAGGCTTACACAGCCGGTAACGTCAACCCAACTCGTCAAAACATCTTGCAGTACATCTCTGGTACTGTGAAGAACGGTGCTGAAGTGCCTTCTTTTGGTGTTTGCGGATTTGGCACTTGGACATTACTTGCTCAAGACTTTGTTGGTCAAGAGCAATATGTAATCACACCCGGTGGTGGTTTTGATGGTGATTCCAATGGACCTCAAGCAGCTTTCCGCGCTTTGATGGTTGCTGGCGTTCCAATCTATCCAGACCCATACTGCCCAGAAGGTACTGTGTACTTCCTGAACACTAACTACTTGTCTTTGTATGTTCACGAGCAAGGTTCGTTTGTGTTTACAGGATTTGAGTCCACACTCCCGAACTGGCAAATTGGCTATGTTGGCGCTGTTTTGATGATTGCGGAAATGGTTTCGACCAAGCCAAAATCTATGGCAGTAGTGTCTGGTTACAACTCTTTGTCACTATAAGGAGCAATAAACCATGTCATTAAGCACCAATAAAATCATCCTAGCAAGCGCACAAACCAACACGGCTGGTGCGTATTTCTTAACCACAACCATCACGTCTACTAGCACCGGCAACGGTACTGTTATTCCTGCTGGCGTGTATATCATGTTCCCACAAGCAAACACTTCTGTAGTTGCTTACAACGGCTCTTCTAACGCAACTGTTATGGCTGCGAATACTGGTGGCGTTGTTATCTCTGATGGTGTGAACGTATATGCCAAGTCAACCGCAACTGCTGATACTGTGACTCTGTTGGCTACCAATGGTGGTCAAGCAGTCGGTAGCACATACGCAAGTTAAGGAGACTATATGGCTAATCCAGATGCAGTCGGTCAACTAAACCTAGACAGTTTTAGTAATGGTCGTATTGGCGTTGTAAGAGCTACTACTTTGAACACGACTGGTAACGGAGTTGTTACCATTCCTATTCTTGGCGGTGGCTTGACCAACGGTGGAGGGGTAGCCAATTCTGGAGGAATCATTGTTCGTAGAGTTACGTTTCAAAATTCTTCTGGTAATGTGTCTAATGCTAACGTCAGCATTTCAACTACAAGTGATGGTGCAAACTTAGTTACGGCAAACACCGTACTAACAGCACTCAGCACGGTTGGTCGTTATGTTGACATCAATGCGGCAGCACCCTTCACAAGTAACATAGTTCCCGGTAACGTAACTCAATGCCTATTTGTGAACGTCAATGCTATTGCCAACAACGGCAATACTGTTGATATTTGCGTATATGGCGATGTCGTGAGCTTCTAATCCATGCAAACCCTATATGTGACAAACAAGTGGGAAAAACCCATAACATTCAACTACGAGTTCAAACCGTATACCTTCCCTGTGGGGGAAACGGTGGAAGCTCCAGAGGATGCCGTTTGTCACATATTTGGTCATGGTGACCCAAATAAAGAAAATTACATGGCGAGGTTGTCGCTAATTCAAACAAGAAATGACATTCCTGAAGGTTTGAAAATCTTGTCTAAATTTGAAATCTCTGACAAACCGCCTGTGAAAAACCACTCGTTATCCCCGGTGGTTGAAAGAGTACCTCTGCCTTCCAAGAAGGTGGGGGGAAAAGTCAACTCTGAACACGATGGATAACACATGGCTCAAACACTCCAAGGCTATCTCACGCAAGTTAGATATTTGCTGCATGACGCGCAAGCTAACTTCTACACTAATGACCAGCTAATCGGCTATATCAATAGTGGGCGTGAGCGTGTCGTGCGCGACACAGGGTGTCTGAGAACCGTTCAAGTATCGCAAACTCCTTGCACTCCCGTAGCGGGTGGAAGCAACCCAGTTATCTGGTCGGCTGGATTGACCGTAACAACTAACAGTTACGTCTTCTCTAGCATCTATATTTACAAAGTTGTAACTGGTGGTGTACTTGGCTCGACCGCGCCGCCGTATCCATCAGCAAATTACGTCTATCCACCGACAACAACTTTTACAGATGGCACGGCTACTTTGCAGTATGCAGGACCTTGTGAGGTCATTAACTTTGCTGCCCTGCCGTCAGGTGTGCAGACGCTAGATGTTTTGAATATCAATTTGTATTGGGGAAACTCAAGAATCCCATTACGTTATTTACCTTGGACTGACTTTAATGCTCAATTGCGTTATTGGCAGAACAATGTTCAGCGACCTATTTGCTTTAGCATTTATGGTCAATCTCAAATTTATGTCGGACCAGTACCAGACCAAGCCTATGTAATTGACTTGGACACGGTTATTCTGCCAACTGCTATGGTCAATTTGACCGATACAGATACCATCAATGACCCATACGATACTGTTGTTCAGTTCTATGCGGCTCACCTTGCCAAATACTACGAGCAGTCGTTTGGTGAGGCTGAAATCTATTTGCAGCAGTACAAGCAAAAAACTCAATCGGTATTGGTATCTGTGTTTACAAGAAGGATACCAACCCCGTACTCCACACCGTTTTAAGATATGGCAGCCGCAGAGCAAAAAAAATCCTACGAGGTTGTCAAACAGTTCAAGGGTGTAAACACCAAGGCGAACAGAACGGCTATTGGAGACGATGAGTTCTATTGGCTTGAGAACGCTATGCCTATTGGTTATGGCAACCTCAAGATTACGCCTACCTACTCCAATGTCGGTAGCGTCACTTTCTCCAATACAGTCACTTTCTACTGTTCAGCCAACATTGGTTTGATTGATTACTTGGTTGCGTTTGAAGCAGATGGCTCGGCTGAGTATGTGCGCTTGGACACAAATGCCAAGGGAACAATTGGCGCTGCTGGAACTTTTAGCGGTTCAGGGGTCAATATCTCCCAATGGAAGAATGACCGTATTCTGATTGGTGACCCTGCAAAGGGTTATTTCACTTGGGATGGAACAAACTTAATCTTTATTGGCTCTGTAGGGCAGATTGGTATTGTTCAAGGCGGTACAGGATACACCTCTGCGCCAGCAGTCATCATCTCAGCGCCCAATTCGGCTAATGGCGTACAGGCTACGGCTGTAGCAACCATCACGGCTAACGTGGTGTCCTCTATTACGATTACAGAGGCGGGAACAGGCTATACAAGCTCTCCAACGGTCACATTTAATGGTGGCGGTGGCTCTGGTGCTAATGCGGTATCAGGAATTACTACATTTGCAACGGGAACAGTCTCAGTCTTAGTGACTGCTGGTGGCACAGGTTATACCAATGCGTCTAACCTGACTGTCACTATTGCTGGTGGCGGTGGTGCTAATGCGGCTGCTCAAGGCATTGTTGCTGGTGGCATCGTTACCCAAGTCGTGATGACTAATGTCGGTAGTGGGTATACCAACGCATCCAATATCACCGTGACCATTGCGGGTGGTGGTGGAACTAACGCCACAGCCAAGGCAATCATCAATACTGAGCCAGTAGTCGGCATCCAGTCGTTCTCAGGGCGTGTTTGGATAGCCAATGGACGCACAGTTACCTATTCAGGCGCAGGGTCGTATAGCGACTTTACGAGCGTCTCTGCGGGTACGGTTACTCTGACTGACGCAACCTTGCACGGCAATATTACTCAGCTACTCTCGGCTAACAACTTCCTCTACATCTTTGGCGATGACTCTATTAACGTCTTCTCGGATGTGCGGGTGACAAATGCTGGCACAACGCTGTTTACCAATACCAACGTGAGCGCGTCTGTTGGCTCTAAGCTGCAGTACGCCATTTACCCTTATTTCAGGTCTGTTTTGTTTATGAACAATTACGGCATTTATGCTTTAGTAGGTTCTACAACAACCAAAGTCTCAGATGCTCTTGATGGGGTTTTCCCTAACATTGACTTTACTGCGCCTGTTTATGCGGGTCAGGTGTTGTTGAACAACATTCTGTGCGCTGCCTTTAACTTCCGCTATACGGGTGGACTCGGAACTTCTAGCTCTAGTCGGTACATACAAGCTATCTTCTTTGAGAAAAAGTGGTTCTTTACAAGTGCTGGTAGCGACTTGGCTTACATCGCTTCTGCGCCTTTGGCTGGCAAGATTAACCTCTACGGCACAAACGGCAACTCTTGTGTGCGTCTGTATTCGGATTCGTCTTCCAATATAGCAAGTTATGTGCAGACATCTCTCAATCCAATGAAAGACCCGATTCGCACTAAGCAAGCCTTGAAGGTTGGCATTGAGGCTACCTTGACGAGTGCTGCCGAATTGACGGTAACAGTTGACTCTGAAACTGGGTCAAGTTTGCCCGTTGCACTTGGACAATTAGTCACTTGGGTTAATAATCTGAGTAATGTGATTTCTTGGACAAACAACAGTTCTGCGGTAATCACTTGGTATGGCGGTGGCGGGTATACCCTATACAAGACTGACGCAAAGCAATGGGGTAAGTATTTGGGCATGACCGTTACATCAACGGGTGCAAATTTTGTAATCAATGGGTTCGAATACGAACACGAATTAAGAGTGAGGTTCTAACATGGCAGTTCCATATACCTTTGGTAGCGCAACAACAAGTATTCCTCTGTCTCAACTAGACAGTAACTTTGCTACAACCATAACGCTTGGCAACACAGCTATTCAGTTAGGTAACACCGTTACTACGCTAAACAATATGACGTTGGCTAATGTGACCATATCTAGTGGCACAAGTAATCTTGCAGCAACCGCAATTACTAACGGCACATCAAATGTGACTATTGCATCATCTGGTGGCAATATTTCAATGGCAACAAATGGCACTACTGCGATTACTATTGATACTTCACAGATTGTGGGGATTGGTACTACTTCGCCAAGCACTTATTCCTCTAGATTTTCTGTCAATGGCAATTCTACTGGACGGATGATGAACATTGACAACGCTGGCGCAAACGGTGCGAACGTAGGTTTCTCCAACAATGGAACAGATGTCGGCTTTATTGGTAGTGCCAAGTGGGTAGCAAATGGTACGCTGACTGATTTTGCAATTGGTTCTATCAACAACCTTATTTTCTCTCAAAACGGTAATGAACGTGCGCGTATCGACTCTGGCGGTAGTCTGTTGGTAGGGATGACAACCACTAGTGTAAGCACAACAGGTGGAGTTGCCATCATTGGGTCGGCAGGTGCGCAATCATATCTTTTAAACTGTAGTACAACAGGCGCTGGCACTTCAATGGCGTTGTTTTATTCAAGTTATTCAGTAGCAAACCAAACAAAATTTGAAGTTGATGCCGCAGGTAATGTTAAATCACGCACAAATTCATATGCGGGTTTTTCTGACGAACGCTTAAAGCAAAACATAACTCCCGCTTCTTCTCAATGGAATGACATTAAATCTTATGATGTTGTGAAATTTCAAATGAAATCAGAGCAGTTTTCTGACGAAGAAAACCCTTGGATGATTGGTGTCGTTGCACAACAAGTTGAACAAACAAGTCCCGGTCTTGTAGATGTTGACCCAAAAGACGGCATGAAAACCGTTAAGTATTCCATTTTGTACATGAAAGCCGTAAAAGCACTTCAAGAAGCAATGACAAGAATTGAAACACTTGAAGCCAAAGCAGACACACAAGCCGAAACAATCAACGCACTAACCGCCCGCATTGTGGCTCTAGAGGCTAAATAATGAGTACCAATGCTTTTACCAAACTTGGTAACACCGTAGCGTTTCTCGCTAATACGGCTGCGCCTACTGCTGTGCAATGCGTATCTACTACTCTCGGTGGCAACCAATACCGCATCATCAACTCTGGCTCTGTTGTCGTATTCCTTGGCTACGGCTCAAGCGCTACTGATGCTGCCAACAACTGTGCGGTTGTCTCGACTACAGGACCATCATTTCCTCTGCTTGCTGGAACTGATGAGATTCTTACTTTTGTGCCAAACGCTTACTTTACGGGCATTACGGCTAGTGGCAACGCCACTATCTATATCACGCCCGGAGATGGGATGTAATCATGTTAAAGACAGTAGCAACACTTGGCGGTAGTGGAGGCGGTAGTGGCACAGTAACGAGCGTAGGCACGGGTACTGGGCTTACTGGTGGTCCTATTACGACTACAGGCAATATATCGCTTGCCAATACTGCTGTTGTTGCTGGCTCTTATGGAACTGCAACCCAAGTCTCTCAAGTCACCATAGATGCACAGGGTCGCATTACTAGCGCATCCAACGTAACCATTGCTATTGCCAATTCTGCGGTGTCTGGTCTTGGCACGATGTCAACTCAGAACGCCAATGCTGTAACCATTACTGGTGGCACAGAGGGCAATGTCACATACACGAATGTCACTATCAGTAGTGGCAATGCAACGCTGACCAACGTAACGGCTGGCAACGTCAATATTACATACAGAGGCGCAAGCTCTAATACTGGTGCGCTCAATGTCGGTGGAAATTTGTCATCTTCTGACATTGGCATTATTTCTAGTTTTGTTGGAAATGCTACTACATACGCTTATATAGCTGTTCAAAATACTAACAACAGCAACACTTCTTATGCCAGCGTTGCAACCATCAATGATGGATTTAATGCTTATGTTGAGTTGGGAACAAATAGTTCGACTTATAGCAATACTGCTGCTGGCTTTCCAAACAATGTTGTATCTTTGCCTAGCTCATCATTTATGGTTGGGTATGGTGGCAACGTAGCAATTGCGACATGGACTGCAAATGCTGTTCATTTCCTTGCTAATGCAAACGCATCGACAACTAGCGCAATGGTTATTAATGGAAATAACTCTGTGACCATTAACACACTTGGTCAGACTACTTCTGCTACGGCTACCTTTGGAACAGCTAGTTTGCCATTAACGCCAGCAGGATATTTGCAATTTACTTTGGCTAACTCTACTGTTATCAAAGTTCCTTACTACGCCTCATAAGATGCAATTCCAAGACATATTCAATTTAGTCGGTGGGGCGCTACTACTCGGTGTGGGTTGGTGGTGTCGTGAGATATGGGACTCTGTAAAGAGACTCAAGGATGGTCTGCAAGCTATTGAGGTTGACTTAGCTAAGAACTATGCGACCAAGCAAGACATTAACTCACGCTTAGACAAGATTGATTCTGTGCTAGAGCGCATCTTTGACCGCCTTGATGGAAAGGCAGACAAGTGAATTTCGATACTTTGTCAGCCGTTGAATATGGAAACAATGACTCATTGCAAGAGTTTTTGTTTGAGAATGGCTTACAGCACAAACTGTTTCAAGAAGTGTTTATGGACGGTGGAGTGAGTGTGCCTGTCTATCCTTTGATTGACGCTGAGACATCTAATCTAGATGATTGGCTTCTTGCTCACCAAGTAGAGCATCAAGCCTTTTCCTCATTGTTGGGTTTGAATAATCCATTCAATATGTTGGATGTGGACTTCAACAATGAATCAGATTTTTATGATTGGCTGGCTAGTCACTTGTATATACATCAACAAATTGCTTCTTCACTAGGACTGTAATCATGGCAACAACAGCAGAAGTCGGAACACCATTGAAGCCCAAAGAGGCTCAACCTGACATTGGAGTGTTAGACGCCATAAAGAAGACTCGCGGAGAAGACGAGGGCAAGTCTATGAACGCTTTGCAAGTCGTTCAGGCTTCTATGGCTAACCAGTTACCGCCCGGAGTCACGATGGATACGCTCTTGCGTAAGTTGGCTTCTGCTCTCCAAGACCCAAATAACAAGTTAGTTCAGATTGGAAACTCTGCTTTTCTAGTCACTTTGGTTGGTGACGGGGTAGTAGAGTTCCATACTTTCTCTGCTGAACAACCTCAGAAGTTGCTCAAAAACTACATAGGTTTGGCTAATACGTTAAAAAAACAAGGCATTAAGAAGGCTACGACTTACTCTGACAGACCTGAATTTGTAGACCTTGCAAAGAAGAGTGGCTTGCCTGTAAAGGTGGGTCAAAGTCAAAAGATGATGGGCAACGAGATGAAGCCTGTCTATACATTTGAATTGGACTTGTAATGCCAGCAGTACCTTTTATCATTTCTTTTATAGTTGAAGAAGCTATTGGCGCTGCTGTACTTGAATCTGTTGGCAATGCAATTCTTAGCAAAGCAATTACAAGTAGCATAAGCGGTGCTATTTCGGCTGAAGTTCAGGGTGGAGATGCTGGCAAAGGCGCTGAGAGAGGACTTGTTGGAGGTCTTGTTGGTGGCGCAGTCGGAGAAGCTGTTTCTGGCGCACCCGCAGAGATTGACCCCGTAACTGGCGTAACTGAAGCCCCTGCAACGGGAGTTCAAGCTACAGATGCCTCGCAATACGCAAAACCTATTGGTAGAGGTGCTGGCTCGGCTGCTGGAACTCTTGCTACTGGTGGCACACCTAAACAAGCTATTGTCGGTGGACTGGTTACTGGTGGACTAGATGTTGCTTATGGAGACACTAAAGGTGACCCGTTGGCTGGTGCTGAGAAAGCAGTAATTGGCAGAACCTTGACAGATTATTTTGCACCATCTCCAACTAGAAGCGCACAGACTGTTGGTGGTGGCACGTCTGCCCCAGAACCCACAAGCGTAACAACAACTGGGGCTGGACAAGCACCGGGTTCTCAGGCGTTGGCTCAAGCACTAAGACTTGGTGACCCCGGAGCGCCTATCCTTGGGTCTAGCGATAAAGAAACGGGTGACAAAAAGTCTGGTTGGAACGTGGAGTCTCTAAGATATATGGGTCAGGAGAGTTAAATGAAGAAAATTGCCAAACTGCTTAAAGCAGACCTCAACGGTAGTAGCGACTTAGCAGCTATTGCTGCTATGTTGTCTAGCAAAGGTCGTGGAAACGATACGTTGCTTGCTCACATTACCCCTAGAGAAGCTCAAATTCTTAAAGCTGCTGGCGGTTCTGGCACAACCAACCCTGATACTGGTTTGCTAGAATTCTATGATGGCGAGACATATGACTATGGTCCTACACCGACTTCTGGTGAAGTGGCTGCACAACAATTTCCCGACTATGGTCCTGCATCAACAGATACAACGTCTGGATTGCCCTTTTCGACTGGTCCAGAACCTCTTACAGACACCCCTGTAGCTCCTACTTCAGCCGCTTATTCAGCTCCTTCTGCGACTCAATATGGCGCTAGTTATGGCTTTCAACCGACTGGTGGAGTTGGCGCACAAGCTCAAATGCCAACAGATTTTGGTCCTCCAACACCGCCTTCGTTAGGTCTTGGATATGGTGTGCGGGACACCGTAACTCCATCGGCAGCTTTAGAAACTTCTTCCCGCCCCCCAGAAAAATCACTTTTTGACAAACTGACCACAGAGCAAATGGTTCGACTAGGGTTAACTGGTGGTCTAGGACTCTATGGCGCTACCCAAGCTAAGAAGGGCGCACAGCAAGCGCAACAAGCAGCCGGAGAGCAAAAAGCTATTGGCGCACCTTACCAAACTAAAGGTCAAGAGTTACAACGCGCAGCACAGGCTGGCGAGTTAACTCCAACAGGACAACAGTCATTACAAGCCCTGCAAGCCCGTCTAGCACAGGGCGCAGAGTCTCGCGGTGGCGTAGGTGCAGCTCAAGTGGCTGCACAGACTGAAGCCTACCGCCAACAGTTACTGTCTCAGCAGTACAACCTCGGATTACAAGTTAGTAATATAGGTGACCAGATTGCTTTGGGTGCTATTAGAACTGGCTTGCAAGCAGACCAAGCATTGAACCAAGCAAGTACAAACTTCTATACTAACTTGGCTGCAATTGGCGCTGGCATACCAATAGCTCAGACGAGGACTGCGTAATGGCTGAACAAACACCTGACATTGTTCCTGAGTTGGCTGAACTAAGAAAGCCTTATGTTTTGCCTATGCCAGACCCTTTTAGAACCCAAACAAGCGCTGCGGTTACGGGGGACACTATGCCAAAAATTGATAAAAAGGCATTAGGACAAACGGGTACTCGTGGAGAAATGACAAACATTCGGCAACAACAAGCAGATTTGTTGCAACAGGAAGCCGAGTCTAAAAGATATATTGGTGAGCAAGAGCAGCAAATTGCTGAGTACAAAGCTAAAGGTCAAGCAGACATAGCAAGGCAAGAAAGCGAACAAGCTAGACAAATTTCTCAATCTGTAGAAACTTTTAGAGAAAAAAATCCTGCTCCAGAGCTTGCGCCAACAAAAGACAACATTCAATCTTTGTCCACTTTGTTTGGCTTGATTGGTGTTATTGGCATGGCTATGGGCGGTGCTGGAAAGATGTCTGCAACCGCGTCATTAAACGCTATGGGCGGCATGATGAAAGGTTGGCAGCAAGGTCGTGCTGACTTGTGGAAACGAGAGGTGCAAGAGTTTGACAAGAATATGCTTACTTGGAAATCCAAGTTAGACGATGCAATGAAGAAAGCTGAAGCAGCATACAAAGTCTTGCCTTACAACAGAGCAGAGGCAGAATCAAGACTTAATGAAGTAATTACTACTTTGGGTAGCGCCGTATTAAAAGAGAAAAACAGATTACAAGGCTTTGAGCCAACTTACAAGATGCTTGAGAACTTGCATAAAGATTCTGAGTTTGTAATGAAAGAGTCTGGTGCTGAGCGCAGACATAAAGAAACTATTGCTTCACAAAAAGACCTTGAAACAATGCGCGAGAAAGCGGCTTCTGAAAGAGCCGAGGACGCTGCTAGACAAAAACTAATGGAAGATGTTAGAAAGCGTCAGCTTGGACCAATAGAGAAAAAAGGGGCAGAAGCAAAGGCTTTGAAACCTCCAGCAAAAATCATAGAAGGCTATATTGCAAATACGCAGCTCAAGACGGACGTAGAAGATATTGCTAAAGACTTAAAAAATCCCAAACTGCAAGAACAAATTAAAAAGTACAGAGCAGAAGCATTTTTGACAGAAGAAGGAAAGATATTGAACCAGATAATTTCTGGTGATATTCCTACTGAGCTACGTCAGTTCTTGACAAAAATTCGTGATGTGCGTAATAACTACTACCTCAACATTTCTGGTAAAGCTGTTACTGGTGGCGAGGCATTGCGTAACTATGGTGTTGTTCCTCAACCCGGTGATTCCGCAGAAGTAATGATGGACAAACTAAAAGGTATGTCTAAGCGTATTGGTGACCAAGTTTCTGGTATGCAGCAGTTGTTTAAGTTGCCAGACATTCAGCTTGCTCCGGGTGCGCCAACATCTTTGAGAGCAAATGAAGATTACTCATTGCGTGGCGCAGGAACATTAGAGTACAGCTCTGTTGAAGAAGTTAACGCAGCAAAGTTACCTAGCGGAACAAGAGTCATGATTAATGGCAGATTGGCAGAGGTGGAGTAATCATGGGCGTTAAATTTATAGACGAACAACAGCCTCAAACCAAGGGTGTAAAGTTTCTTGATGAAACCAAAGAAGCTCCACAGCCAACATTTTTGGAAAGAGCCAAGAAGGTTGGTGAAGAATCTCTGACGGGAGGTATATTTGGCGCTGCTGCTCCAGAAATGATGCAAGCAACGGGTCAAGGAATCAAAAGAATTGGTCAAGCTGCTGGTCCTTATGGACGTATACCCACCGCAGTAGGAAGCGCCATAGAAGCGGGTGGGACAGCCATGAAAGGCGCAAGACCCGCTAGTTTCTTTACTGGAACTATTGCTGGCGCTGGTGGTGAGACTGCTGGTCAAATATATGAATCTAAATATGGTCCGGGTCTTGGGGCAGAAACGGTGCGTTTGTTAGGCGCTACCCTTACCCCCGTGCCTCTTGAGTTTTTAGGAACACAAACAGGAAAATTAATAGGCACTTTGGCTGGCAAGTTTGTGCCGGGTATGACTACGGCTAAGACTGTTGGTCAATTGCTGCAAGAACAAAACATCAAGCCTCAAAGTATTACGGCAGAACAAAGAGCGTTCATTGAAAAGAAAATACTTGAAATTCGTGGCGGTAAAAGCTCTGTTGATGCGGAAAAAGAAATAGCGGATATGCTGAAGGCTGGCGCTGGCAAAATAACTCAGCAAGCCGCCATGACTGCTGACCAGCTTGAAGCATCAGCAAGAAGTCAATCTCAATCAATTTTGTCTGAGGCGCAGCAAACAGCGCAAAGAATTCGTGATAGCGCACGGGCGTTGAGTCCTGCTCAGAGACAGATTTCTGAAGCAGATGCCCAGTCTGTTTTGCAAAAAGGTCAACAAGAGGCTGCTCGGATAGAAAAACAGTTTCGTGACCAAATTGCTGAGATGAGAAGCAAAGCGGGTAGATTGACTACTAGAGCAGCAGAAGGTACTCAAGAAGCTCAAAAGTCTTTAGCGGCTATTGGCACACCTCAAACTCCTACTGAAACAGGGCGCTCCATAAGAGATGCCGCTACGCCTATTTTTGAAAATCTTAAAAAGGTTCGCTCTGACAATGCTGAAAAGTTTAAGGGTGAAGCGTTTGGCGAGGCTTTAAATAAAGAGAAGGCTGGTCAAAGAGTTTCTGATACGCAAGCATTTAAAGACGCTCTTACAGCTATAGCAAACGCTATTAAAAATCCTGAAACAAAACTAAGAAATGTCTCTATTAACGAGGTTGAATCTCAACTGTTAAAGGTGAAAAGAGCGCTTGACCCAACAAAAGAAGTTGAAGGCGCTGTGGTTGGTGAACCAGTTAGTTTTCAGGGCTTAGAGAACCTAAGAAGATTTTTGCGTGATAGAGCCTATGGTTTACCCGCAGAAGGGTTTGACGCTATTGGACAGAAACAAGCTGGTGAACTTGCTGATGCAGTAGAGGCAATACAAAAACAATTTTCTCCAAAGATAAAAAAATTCCTTGAGCAGTACAAAGCTGACTCTGAACCGCTAAACAGATTTAAAACAAAGCTAGGCGAAGCTCTTGTTGGCAAGGAAGAGTTTGATATGACTCGCTTTGCTACCGACCCCGCAGAGCTAGCAAACAAAGTTTTTAAATCAGAGACAAGCGTAAAAGACTTGATGCAGTTGCTTGGCAAAGACGCTAGAAGCGCAGAGCAATTTGCTAGGGGCGTTGTTGCAAACAAGTTGCAAGATGCCTCTAGTAAAGACATACAAAAGTTTGTCACCAGTAATGCTGATTGGTTAAATCAGTTTCCTCAATTAAGACAACAGCTAGAGTTAGCAGCTACAACGATGGGTCGCGCAGAGGGCTTTGGCGGGGCAAGAACTACTCTTGCTGACACGCTTAGAACCGGCGCTACAAAACTTGCGGATGTCATCCCCTCTAAGACTGGTGCTGTGTTATCAAAAGCAGAGCAAGAGGCGCAGAAAGCGGCTGAACAACGCATCAAGAGCGCTGCAAAAGGTTTGAAGGGCGAGAAGAAGTTGGCTGCCGGAGTTGTCAAGGAAGCAGAAACCAAGGCTGCTGACGTTACCAAAGCGGCTGGCGCTGAAGCTGGAAAGATTCGCGCAGATGCTCAAGCCCGTGCAGACACAATTCTCAAGGGTACAACTGATGCTGACATAGCCCGACAGATTATTGTTGGTACAGACGATGCCGCATGGAAAGAAATGTCACAGATTATTTTGTCTACGCCCGGTGGCAAAGAAAAGTTATCTGACGCTGTTCATCAAATTCTTGCCAAGAAAGCTCAAAGCAGCTTAAAAGGCGCTATGAATGAGTGGGAATATATAGGTCAACGATTGATTGATAACAATTTAATGTCTGCTGAAAAGGTGGCTCAGACTGCTGCCAAGATGCAAGAGATATTTGTTGCCCCTGTTGACTTGCGTCAAAAGTCAACTATGGTTCAACGATTGATGAGAAATGCAATTGTTGGATACGCTGCTCCGGCAGCAGTAAGGGTGTTGGACTAATGGCTAAGAAGCAAAAGGGTATCAACCCTGACCTAGAACAAGCCATCTCCGATATGCTCAAGGCGGTCATGGTTGACCCAACTGCAAGCATTACAGACAAGACCAAGGTGATTGACCGCGCCCTAAAACTTGAGGCTATCAAGCTCAAGATGTCGGATGATGAGTGGGGTGCTGGCTTTGCTAATGTTGATGAAGAAGACGAATAGGGTTAGACTATGGTTTTCATCAATAAAGGGGATAAGTATGGACGGGATTGCTTTGGTCAGATTAGCTTTAGGCGTTATCACAGACCGGCTCATCACGATTTTGGTTCTAATTTCGACCAGCATCATGTGTGGGTGGACAATGTGGAATCCGACATGGGAGCGTGTGACCACACTTGCGATATTCGTGATTTTCAGTTACCTTTTAGTAAGAGTCAAAGAAAGGACTTCAAATGAGCAAGAGCAGACCACAACAACGTGATAGCAGCTTTAACCAACAAGTTGCTAAATCAATTCGTCCACAGTTACCCCGCGACGGTAGCGCAGGACTACAGCGCTGGCAGCCCGGTGAATTGCCTACTGGTGGCTATCGTTCAGTCATTGATATGTCTGGCAACAAGTTTCCCACTACTGGTCCTTTGAACACCAAGACTTCATCGACTTCTGGTGGTGGCAAGAAGGTGTACTAATGGCTAACAACATTCCCTTTCAGCCTATGGGCAAAACAACTGTGCTCACCGCTACGACAACAACAAGCACGGTCACTGTTACCGCAGATAGTCCTGTCAATCAATACATGATTGTGAACACGGGAAATAATGATGTGTTTGTCCACACAAGCTCTAACAGTGCTATCACGGTAACTAGACCGACTGCCGGCAATCCTCAGTACGGCTTCTGTGTTGCTGCAAACAGTTACAAAATCATAACTAATTCGCAATCGTCAGCGAACGTCAGCATTTATGTAGCTGGTGTAGCAAACACAGGTACGGCGCTGGTTTACATTACCCCCGGTGAGGGCTTGTAAGGTAAGTCATTGACCCGTTCTCTCTCTTGTTGGCAGCACAGACGGCTTATGGTTTTATCAAAAGCGGTTGCGAGATGCTTCACCAAGGGAGAATGGAGCTTGAGGGCGCAAAGAAGACCGTTGAGGGTGTCCTCGATGATGTCAAAGCAATCAAGGGTATTTGGCAATGGTTCGTTGGTTTATTTGTCTCTAAGCCAAAAGCAGAGTTACCAAAGCCAGTCACCAAGGCAAAAGTCGCTGCCAAGCAGAAGTCTTATGAAGAGCTGGAACTCAAGCTCATTAGCGACATTGGGACAAACCTCGGTGTCCTCTTTGACACGCAACAACAGATTACAAACTTCTATCGTGAACTAGAAGAGGAGTCCAAGACTAAATTCAATCCAGAGCAAAACACATCAAAGAAAGCCATTGAGAGAGCTTTGATTGAGTTGCAGATGGAAAAGTTGATGGAACAGACTAGGGAAGCGATGGTATATGCCCCGCCTGAGCTGAAGGATTTGTACAGCAGATTCTTGAAGATGCACGATAAGATTGAGAGAGAACAGGAGTGGGCTAGGTCAGAGATGATTCGTAGGGCTAGGTTGGCAAGGTGGAAGAAGGAACAGGATGAAATCCAGTTTGTTGAATTTACGAGTGGGGTAATTGCCGTGATGTTCATATCTTTACTTTTTGGGTGGCTAATGTGGCAACTGCGCGTCTTGTCGGATGGATTTTGAGTGCGCTGTCTTTGTGCATCATTGTTGCGACAACTTCAATTGCCTACATAGAAACGCTATACATGAAGGCGCAGCTCAAACGAGAGATTAAGGAACTTCGTAAACTTAAACAGGAACTAAAGGAAAACAAATGATTCCAATAGGCGCACTTTTAGACATTGGTGGGAAGATACTAGATAAGGTATTTCCTGACCCTGCTCAAGCTGAGCAAGCCAAGCTCAAGCTGTTAGAGATGCAGCAAAACGGTGAGTTAGCAAAACTCAATGCCGACGTTGCCGAGTCCCATGAGTTGACAGAAAGACTCAAAGCAGACATGGGTTCTGACTCTTGGTTGTCCAAGAACATTCGTCCAATGACCCTAGTGTTTATCCTAATCACGTACACAACCTTTGCAATGATGTCTGCATGGGATATTGAGGTAAACAACAACTATGTAGAGTTGCTTGGTCAATGGGGAATGTTGATTATGTCTTTCTACTTTGGTGGTAGAACGCTAGAGAAAATCATGGACATGAGAGCTAAGAAATGAATTTAAGCGAACACTTCAGCCTTGACGAAGCAACGTATAGCGAGACAGCTATTCGGATGCACATTAGTAATCAGCCAAATGAACAGCAGTTAGCCAACATGAAGTCTGCTGCTCAACAACTGGAGGCAGTTAGAAATGTTACTGGAGCATTACGTGTCAATTCTTGGTTGCGTCTCCCTGATGTTAATGTCGCTGTGGGTGGAAGCAAGGTATCAAGCCACATGGATGGTTGGGCTATTGATTGTTCTAGCAATAGTCATACTCCTTTCGAGTTATGCAAACTAGTCAAAGAGGCTAGCATCAAGTTTGACCAAATGATTCACGAGTATGGGCGTTGGATGCACATCTCCTTTGCGCCTGAGATGCGCCAGCAAGAGTTGACAATCTACAAGCCTGAAGGAAAATACAAGATGGGGATACTGACAGAGGAGCAATATCATGGCAGCTAAAAAAGGTCTGTACTACAACATCAACAAGCGTAGGAAAGCGGGACTCCCTGCTAAGAAGCCCGGTCAAAAGGGTTACCCTACTGCTGAAGCATTTAAGCGCTCTGCAAAGACCGCTAAAAAACGTAAGGCGAAAAGATAATGGCTGAAAAAGAAACTCTTGACCCACACGGATTTCCAATTGAAATGGACAGACCCGTGGTCTTTGAAGAAGGCAAGTTAGACCCTCATACCGAGCTGTCTATTACCGTGCCAGCCCAAGAATTAGGGTTACAGGGTGAAGGCTTCTATAACGTGCCAAGCATCTACGATGGCGTCATCTATGACCCTGACAAACAATTTGATGTCATACGGGAAAGAGTACAGAAACAAGCTCAGACTGGGTTTAAATACCCTAACTTTCCAACTGTGGAAGAAGCCGTGACTGCCGCCAAAGCTCGAAGCGAATACTTCAACCAAGCTAAAGAACAAATGCTTAGAGACGCTGTTGAGAAGCAACGTCAACAACTAATTCTTAGAATAATGCAAAGCAGGGAAGGTGTGCTATGACAAGCAGAAAAAGTACTAATCTCTCTGTCGGCAGAGGCGAGAAGTTGTCTGTCCGAGCCGGTGGTGGCTTGACTGCTAAAGGTCGGGCTAAGTACAACAAAGCTACCGGAAGCAAACTCAAAGCACCAACCAAGTCAGGACCTCGCCACAAGTCTTTCTGCGCCCGTTCTAAGAACTGGAAGGGTGAACGAGGCAAAGCAGCCCGTAAGCGTTGGGGTTGCCGTTGAGTCACCCTGCACAACTAGAGTTTGTCTCCTTTGTCAGAGAGAAACTCCCACAATATTTTGTTAACAAACGAGTGCTAGAGGTCGGCAGCCTTGACCTCAATGGTTCAATACGTCAATTCTTTAAGAACTGTGCTTACCTTGGCGTTGACCTTGGCATAGGTGCGGGAGTTGATTTGGTAGCAAAAGGTGAAGAGCTGGTCTTCCCTGACAACAGCTTTGATGTGATAGCTAGTTGCGAATGTTTTGAGCATAACCCTGAGTGGGTTAAGACATTCAACAACATGGCGAGGATGGGGTGCGGGTTGGTTTTCTTCTCCTGCGCTACAACCGGCAGAGCCGAACACGGCACACGCAAGACAAACCCACAAGATGCACCGTTCTGCGGAGATTACTATCGCAACCTTACAGAGCAAGACTTTAAAGACAACTGTGACATGAGCAAGTTCGTTGAGTACCAGTTTGGTGTTAACGAAATTGCCCATGACTTGTACTTTTATGGTGTCTTGAGAAGCTGACCTTCAAAGGCGTATGTGCCGACATGAGCTAGGTCTACCCAAGGCGCTGCCCACACTTTGAAGCCATGCTCTCTAGCCTTCTTACAGAAGTAGTAGTCCTCAGAGAGTAAGAGTCCTGATTCATCTTCTATGCAAGTAGCAAAGAACTCATTGACCTTCTCACCGTTCTGTGGGTTCTGAATGTCCATAACATTGTTGAGGTAGGTAGGTAGTTTCCCGACTAGACCCTCATAGACCTCGCGCTTGATGAGCATGAAGCCTGTGCCGCCATTCCAAATTTCCAAGGGTTCACCGATTGGAACTGTTACTGTTTCCTCATAGTTCACAAGGTTTACTACAAAGTTGCCTGTATGGTTCTTTAGTTCGCTGTCAGGCACACCGGCAGCCATAGCGTTGCGTACTGTCTGCCAATTGATTTCCTTCTTGGGATAGATGCCACAAATGATGTCCTTGTCGGCTTCAATCATTGGCAATATCTGTTCAGGGATAAAGCGAATGTCTGAGTCTATGAAGAGCATGTGGGTGCATTTAGACTTCAGGAAGGCGTTAGCCAAGAGGTTGCGTCCTCGCTGTATTAGAGACTCATTAAAGAGGAAAGAGAAGGTTACATCTATGCCAGTATTCATGGCTAGTTTTTGTAGCTGTAAACAGCCTTGTGTGAAGTAACCAAAGCATTGACCACCGTACATTGGTGTTGCTACAAAGATGTGGTTCTTCTCTGGCGGTATTTCTACTGTGCCGATTGATGGGATGTCGATTGTTTCCATGTGTGTCCTGTTGGTTTAATAAGTGGGGCTACCCGAAACGCTGCCCCGTCACGTTCCTAACTGTCCTCTAGGGACTCGGCTTCGGGATGCCGGGGGGTTATTTCTTCTATGACTACATGAAGCAGACCGCCTTTGATTTGCTCTCCTCGAATCATCTCAATGTGGTCAACTTGGAAGTCGTTGTCAAACACTCCAGCGTGTTCTAGTGCATCAAGTACCGCTTTGATACGGTTGTCGATGTCTATTTTTCTCTTGTCTCTAGGACGCAGAATTAGTGTTAGTTTCAATTTTTTGTCCCCAAACTTAGGAATGTTGTTTTCAATTACAAATACTTGCACAGCTTCTCTAAACTCCCTTCCCTTGGCGCTCATCACCATGTGACCTCGAAAGTTACGGTAATAGGTGTTAACGCTTGGGGGAAATGGGAGAAAGAAACTAGCCATCAAAAGGGAATTTCAGAGTCTTTTGGATAAGACCGTGCTGGTTTGTCAGTTACCTCTTTAGGGTACTGCTGCTGTTGTTTGTTCCAGTTAGGGTCGTTCAACTTGATGTTGTAGTAAGGTCCAAAGCCAGCATCGTTCTCCCATGCACCAAAGGTAATGACTTGACCTTGGTACATGAATGTGCCTTTCCAGTCTGGCTCTGACGAACCCTGCTTCTTGTAGGTGTTCTTTGTCATGCGCCCTTTCATCTCTTGCGGGACAAACGGGGGTTTCTTTTGGTTTTCCATAATTTTCCTTTCAACGGTAGATATATCGGGCATACTCGCGCCCACCCTCTTTAACCATAGTTGTAAGGATTGGATGTCCTTGCTTCCTAAGATATTCGATATGGGCTGCAAGCCTGAATGAGCCATAGTTATTTAATGCGTCCATCGGGGTTAGTGAGCCAATATTTTGCAAGTGCTTCAAAATATTTTCTCGTTGGCTTCCATGTCGGCTACGAACTGGGACGCTGGTGACTTTGGGTGTTGGTTTACCCCTTGATTCGCAAGCTCTGCTCTAATTTTGATTTTGTCAAAACTGCTGAACTTCTCAGTTACAGTCATATTAGCTTCAGCTAACTTGGCTACTTTCTCTGTACGCTGCTCATCAGACAGCTTTGATGAAGCCATAACTTTGCCTACAAGTTCTCCATATCCTGCAATCCATCCTTCAGGCGTATGGAAAGAGGCATAGATTTGACCGTCAGGCAAGATAAGGGAGTAGTCACCACCGGTGTCTTCTATGACCTCTACGGGCTGTTTAACGTCTTCTACAACGCCCATGTGCTTTGGCATAGGGCTATCAAAGTCCATGACCTCTTCTGTGGCGTAGTGTCCCAAGATACAAGCCGGATAGATAGAGCGTACAGCCCTAGAGATAACCCTAGCTCTGAGCATATCTTCAGGATACTTAGACCATCCTGAACCCTCGCGGTAGATACCGGCTTGCCTTGCCATCTCGATAGTCCATTCAACGGTAAGAGTACCGCCTTGTGGGTGCTTGAATGTCCCCTTGACTGCCTTGGGTGTGACTACATCCCATTGGACAGAGCCACCAGAGAGTTGGAAACGGGCGAGGATTGCTTGGGACTTCAGGGCTGGTTTGCCTTGGATGATGTCGTACTCTTGCACGACAGAGGCGGGGTGCTTGTTTTCTGCTTGGGCTACAAGCATTACAGCCATGACTTGCTCTTTAGTCTTAAAGCCGTAAAAGCCTGATTTAACGATACTGTCAGCCATGACTGTCATGTCTGATACAGGGATGATGTTACTCATGTAAATTTCTCCAAAATAGTTAGGAATGTTTCTATGACTGAGGATGCAGCCATTACATATATTGCGATGTCTTGCGTAGTCACAAGTCCCTCGCTTTCAACATTGCTTCAGCCACCATGTAAGCCCGTTGAGCAAACTCTTCTGGCGTTGCTTTGAGTGATGGTTCGGCAATCATTCCTTGCAAAGCCTTGGCTGCAAAGTAATCCCTGAGACTCATGCCGTGAGACATAGAGCCAGTCTTAGGGTCGTGGACGTTAGGAAATGCGTTCATCTTTGACCTTCCTTCCGGGCTTTGCCTTTGGTGTACCGTCAACCTTCAAGCCCCACCGAGCTTCTTCTAGCTTGTCTATGCGTTGTAGAGCTTGAGCAAACAAGTCTTCTAGCATGACTACTTCTTGCTCTAGGCGCTCTAATCGTTTTGTTTTGAATAGCAGCATGATTAACCTTTCACTAAGAATCTACGGCTGCCAGCTACTTCCCGAACATAGGATTTGTAGACATCTGGCATGGACTGCTCAAAGAGCTTGGCATCAAACTTCATGCTGCCTTTTGCACTTTTCCAAGTGGCAAGGACTCGCCCGTCTAGGGTTACCAACTCGCTGTTGACCCCCATAAATTTCTGTATTTCCACTTTGAGCTTCTCTTCCTCGTCTTCCCACTTCTTGAGCTGGTCTTTGGTGTAGTTCAAGGCTTGGCACATCTGCTCTAGGCTTTGTGGTGCGGTGATAGAAGTAGGTGCGGAGACAGAGTAGATTAGCTTTGCTTGCTCGGTAGTCTCAGGTTCAGGGTACTGCTTAGACGCAACGTGCGCCCAGAACTTCGCCATATCTTTGATGAGCTGCTCTTTCTGTGCTTCTTCAATGGTGAACTTAAACACTTCAAAGTTTTGTCCCCCAAATAGAACAGCCAGCACAATGTCTGAGATATTGTGGACTGCCGCTTCATGGATGAGTTGCGCCATATCAGCCGCAGGGATGATGTTGGCTTCGGTGTCGAACTTGTTGCGTACAGCAGCGTTGTAGTTTTTGACTTCCACAAGCGTTTGTCCGTCAGTCGAGATGAAGTCGAAATGGGAACGCATCCAAGTCTCTTTCGGGTGAGTGAGCGCATAGTCTGCTTCCTTCAATTCCATGCCCAGTTTGGCACTTGCAAGTTGTCCAATGATGGGCTGCATCACATGACCCATTTGGACTACTTCAACCTCTGACAAGTCTGGTCTATCCTTAACCCCTAGCTTCTCTAGGACAGCATCATTACCGCGTCCATTGGCTGCCATACGGCTATCGCCTGACCACCAAGCAGAGTTGCGTATCTCTGGTGCAAAGTCGTTTCTATCATTTGCCATGATTGCTCTCCTTAGTTAGGAAAAATACTGCTTCACCCAATGCGGTAACGACAAGGGTTGCTCTTGCGTACAGCTCTGTGTACTTCTCAAGGTCATCAGTCAACTGCTCAATCTTGTCATTGAGTTCAGCCTTAGAGTGGATGCACTTCTTGAGGGCTAGTTCTAGGTTGTTGGATTCGTCTTGCACTTCTCTGAGAAACTCTTTGTCTTTCTCAGCTTGTGTGTGTAAGTCTTTGATGGTGTCTTTTAGTTCTCTGTTCTCTTGAATCTTTCTAACAAGAGAGTCTTGCAGCTTAGTTGCCATTTGGTGTCTCCTCGGCTTGATTTAGTTCAAACAACTTTGCATCCATGCCACACTCGCCATCAGCAAGGCGCATGGATTCGCAATATTTGTAAGTGGATTCGCCAGTAACTAGATTGATGTTCTCGGATGCTTTGCACCGGTCATAGTTGGCGATTAAAGAGCTGCTCTTGCTGGCGAGATGCCATTTGCAGTCAACACAGATTAAAGGCTTCATGTTTCCCCTTTCGGATAGTTAGGAATGAGTAAGTAATGTATCACAGTTATGATGATTAGTCATTGTATTTATTAATCGGTTTGTCCTTTCTGATAGTTTATTTGTCAACAAGTACCAAGAAAATAATAAACGCAATAAACGCAACAAAGAGTATCTCAGGCATTGTTTGACGGGCAATCTAGGCAATGGGTTGGTCTGTCATTGCAAATGCCAAGGTGCTTGCACTCGTAGGGATGTTGGGGAATACGCGCAAAGGCTTCGTCCTCTAGCTCTTGGTCTTCTAACTCGCGTATGGTGCGCTTGCGCCATACAGACTTACGGGCGCGGCATCCATCCTCGCAATCTTGCAAGCATAGGCGCGTATGGGGGTAATGACAATCAGTTTGGTCACGCATGGCGTATGTCTCCAGTCATAATTAATGCAAGGGTTATCAGATACACGGGGGCGTTATGCCCCTCGCGTACACGGTCAAGCAGCTTATGGGCATCAGCTAGGGTCATTGGGTTTCACCGTTGGTGTCCATCCAAAACGCCGCCATGTCTGAGTTATATCGGTGCGCGAGGCGGGTACATAGTCAAACCCTTGCGCGAGTAAGCGCGTAGGGCGCGTAGGGGTGCGCGTTGGGGCTATCGGGGTGAGCTTTGGTTTAAGCATTGGCAACCTCATAAAAAGATTAATAAATACAATGACTAATCATCATAACTGTGATACATTA